AAATATTGCTAAGGATCAATCATGGCACGTAAAGAACTAGCTGGATTAGCCGCTCTCGGCGCTCTTGCCATGATGGCAAATAGGAGCAAAAAGGGCGCGGATCGTGATACTGATACAGGTGTAGATGTACAACCATCTTATGCTACTCGTGACCCACTTGAGGCCGCAAATAGTTCACAAGATGCAATGGACATCCGTGATTCGTTGACTCGCGGTGCCCCCGGTACTTCAGAGACTATTAAGCCTACAGTTACTAGTCCACGCATGAAGACTCCCGCTGTTCGTAAACGTCCTAGTTTGGATACAAGCAAAGTTTCCGATGTGGACTTAACTGGTGGACCAAAAGCAAATGCTCAACAACAATTTGACGAAGCAAACGCTCGTGCTAAAACCCCAGAAGGGCGAGCCGAACGTGCAAAGATGGAAGAAGCTCAAGGCTTAGTGCCTATCCGTCCTGAAGAAGCATTAGTTGGTGGCGGTGGTTTTAGTGGTTTAAAAACTGTTGCGGCTATGGCTAGAGGTTTGGCTAACCGTAAAGGTGCTGCAAAATTAGCTGAGTATTCCACACCGCAAATTGGTTATGAGCCATTAAAACTTGGTAGCGAAGCATTAAAACTTCGTAAAAATGGTGGAGCAATCAAGATGGCTAAAGGCGGCATGACTTCCTCTGCTTCTAAACGCGCTGATGGTATTGCTCAAAAAGGCAAGACCAAAGGAAGGATGTGCTGATATGGCTGACGTTAAATACAAAGACTCCACTCCGGTGGATGAGCCAACCCCCAAAGGGAAAGTAAAGGCGGTAGAACCCGGTAGTGATATTCGCGTTGATGGCAAACCACTTAAAGTTGAAGGTTACGCTAAACCTAAAAACGATTTAGACGCGCTTCAAAACGCCCGTGCTGAAGCCCATGCCAAAAATAAAGGCGTTACTGTTGACCAACTACGTAAGAACATGTCTGACGAGTTTGATAAACGTGTAAAAGCTGGCGAACTCTACGCTAAAGGCGGTATGACTGCTTCTGCTCGTGCAGATGGATGTTGCACTAAGGGTAAAACCCGTGGAAAGATGATGTAATTATGATGTCGAGTCGCGGTATGGGCGCTATGCGCCCTTCCAAAATGCCCAAAGGCAAGAAGACTGCCCGAAGGGATAACACCGACTTCACACAGTACGCTGAAGGCGGCAAGACTAAGTCCAAGGTAAATGAAGCTGGTAACTACACCAAGCCTGATTTACGCAAGCGGATTTTTAACAGCGTCAAAGCTGCGGCAATCGTAGGTACGGGTGCAGGACAGTGGAGCGCCCGCAAAAGTCAAGTGCTAGCCAAGCGTTATAAAGCCGCAGGTGGTGGGTATCGTGATTAAAAAGCCCCAGCAATCCCTAAAGGACTGGGGCAAACAAGATTGGACAACTAAAAGTGGTAAAAAATCTTCTGACACAGGTGAGCGATACCTTCCAAAAGCTGCGATCAAAAGTCTCAGCGCTAGTGAGTACGCTGCAACAACGCGTGCGAAACGCGCTGGCAAAAAAGCCGGAAAACAATTCGTAGCGCAACCCAAAACGATTGCAAAGAAAACAGCAGGATTTAGATAATGGCAAACACCTCTGGAGCGTCCGCATTTAACCTTGACCTATCCGAGTTGGTCGAGGAGGCGTTTGAACGCGCTGGTAGTGAACTGCGCACTGGATATGACTTGCGTACCGCTCGTCGTAGTCTTAACATTATGTTTGCTGACTGGGCAAACCGTGGCATCAATCTATGGACAATCGAGACAGGGTCTATTACCCTAGTTCAGGGGCAAAACACGTACCCCTTACCAAACGATACGATTGACCTTCTTGAGCATTTGATTCGTACTGATGCAAACAGCACGTCCAATCAAGCCGACCTAACAATCACACGGATTAGCGTTAGCACCTACGCTACGATCCCGAACAAATTAACCCAAGCCAGACCTATTCAGGTTTGGATTCAGCGCTACAACGGGCAGGCTAGTCCCATCTCTGCTACGCTGACTACAACCATTACAAGTACATCAGACACAATCGTGTTAAGCGATGTTACGGGTTTACCCGCAGCGGGGTTTATAAAGATTGATAACGAGATTATCAATTATGGATACATCACTCAGAACACAAACGCTGTTAGTGGCACTCTATCCAGTTGCTTCCGTGGTCAGCAAAATACGATTGCTGTAGCGCACACGGCTGCGGCTACTGTGTACTGGCAACAAGTGCCAGCGGTAACCGTTTGGCCTACCCCCGATAACGTACAACCATACACCTTTGTTTACTGGCGTCTACGCCGCACGCAAGACGCTGGTGGCGGTGTAAACATCATGGACGTACCGTTTAGATTTATTCCCTGTATGGCGGCTGGTCTGTCGTATTACATCGCTGGCAAAGTACCACAAGGTATGGAGCGTATTGGCATGTTGAAGGCTCAATACGACGAGGCATGGGAACTTGCCGCGTATGAAGACCATGAGAAGGCAGCTCTTCGGTTAGTTCCTAGACAGACCTACATTGGGAGGTAGTCTTGGCTAAAGTTAAAAAGTATTCTGGTGACGACGAAGAATCTTTAGTAAAACGGGTTATACCTTCTCAGGTTAGGACTTTTGCATCAACTTTGGCTGGTAATAAAGAACCAATAACAGAAAAAGATTTTTCTAAAGGCGAGTTAAGCCAAGCAAGGGACGCAATTATGCGTTCACGCGCTGCAAATTTAAAAAAAGGCACGGACAAACTGGATGAGACTGTTGGATATCAACACTACGGTGACGACGAAAAAAGACAGAAAAATACAGCAAGGGACTTTAGTCCGTTGCCACAGGACGCAATTAGAAACACTTTGGGCAGGTTTAAATACGAAAAAACGCCAGAAGGACGTTTAATTGCAACAGACAGTTACGATTTTAAAGATGATTTGGTAGATAAAAATCCCAAGATGCCGAAGTCTTCGGATTACGAAAAACTTAGCGCACTTGAGAAAGTTGGAAAACTTGCGAAAGATTCTTTCAATAAAGAGGTTGGGGGATTATCTACATTACCAAGCAGGGTGGGCAGCGCGTTCATTGGAAAATCTTCTCGTCCTGTTCGTTTAGATTTAGGTGAGGCTCCCTTTAAAAAAGGTGGTAAGGTAACGGCTTCAACCCGTGCGGATGGGATTGCTGCAAGAGGTAGAACGAGAGGCAGGGTTATCTAATGGGTAATCGTTTTGCTTCTGGCAAGAATGCAATTTCGGAGTGTGATCGCTGCGGTCAGCGGTTCAAGTTAAAGGTTCTGAAGACTGAGATTATTAAGACTAAGAACTACAACTTGTTGGTGTGCCCAGAGTGTTGGGACCCAGACCATCCGCAGTTGCAGTTGGGTATGTATCCGGTGGATGACCCGCAAGCGTTGAGGAATCCACGTCCAGATAGAAGTTATACGGTTTCTGGTTTGTTAGCGGATGGATATAGCGGCGGTGGTAGCCGAATTTTTCAATGGGGCTGGAATCCTGTTGGAGGGGCAAGCAGTTTTGATGCGGCGTTGACACCAAATAATTTGAATTTGGTTGTACAACTTGGTACAGTAACGGTTAGCGTAACTTAGGAGTTAAAAATGGACAAAGAAGATTTAAAACAGGACAAGAAAATGATTGGTTCAATGATAAATAAGCATGAGAAAAAAATGCACCAAGGCATGAAGCCAACTAAATTTGCCAAGGGTGGCGTTACCACTGACGCTATGAAGGCTGTTGGTCGTAACATGGCTCGCGCAAACAACCAACGCGGAGGCTAATATGGCTACCTTTAGCAAAAAAATGATGGGTAAAGAAGTTGGTGACGCCAGCGTCTACGCTGAGCCGCACCATGCGACTGGAAAGAAGTTCACTATTTCTGGTAATCCCGGAAAAGAAATCAACTCTAGCAAGTTAGACACGATGGATGTCAGCATTGGCGCTATTAGCAAGTCTGCTGGCAATGAGCCTGTTAAAACCGACGGCATCAGAATGCGTGGTACTGGCTGTGCTACTAAAGGTGTTATGTCAAGAGGACCGATGGCGTGAACTATTCCGAGTTAGTAACGGCAATTCAGACCTATACGGAGAACAACTTTCCCACCACTACGTTGGCGGATAGCACAGTTGTGTCTTCAACAACTCAGATTAACCGTCTGATTACGCAGGCTGAACAACGCATTTATAACTCGGTACAGTTTCCATCTATTCGCAAGAACCAATATTCAGCCATCACAGCTAACAACAAATACGTTTCTCTTCCTAGTGATTTCTTATCTGTCTATTCTTTGGCTTTGGTGACAGGTGTAACAAGCGCTAACTTAGATACAGGCACGTTTGAGTTTTTGCTAAACAAAGACGTTAACTTCATACGTCAGGCGTATCCAACTCCTAACGATACAGGTGCCCCCAAGTACTACGCCTTGTTTGGTCCAACTATTGTCAGTTCAGCAATTACAAATGAGTTGTCACTAATTCTTGGCCCAACGCCAGACGCATCTTATTATGTAGAACTGCATTATTACTATTACCCAGTTTCGATTATTCAAGGCGTCGCTACTACAGCGTCAATTACTACTACCGGTAGCGGCTTGACTAACGGGACTTATTACAACGTGCCATTAACTGGTGGCACAGGAAATTCAGCGGTAGCCACTGTTGTTGTAGCGGGTAATATTGTTACAAGCGTAACGATTACTTATGGGGGGGCGTACTATATTGTTGGTAATGTTCTAACAACAAGTACATCGTATATTGGCGGCGCTGGCACTGCTTTTACAATTACATTAACTGCAATCAATAACTCAACAGGTATGTCTTGGTTAGGCGATAACTTTGATACCGTTCTTCTGTACGGCGCATTAGTTGAAGCGTACACGTACATGAAAGGTGAAGCCGATTTGATTGCCCTATACGACACTAAGTACAAGGAAGCATTGGCTTTGGCTAAACGCCTCGGAGATGGCATGGAGCGCCAAGACGCTTACCGTTCTGGTCAATATAGACAGGCGGTGACTTGATGGCGTTCACGGGAAACTGGACAACCAATGCGTTTAAGACGGGCTTGATGGATGGCACGTTTAACTTTACGTCTGGTAGTTTTTATTTGGCGTTGTATACCAACTCAGCAACGCTTGACGCAACGACAACAGCTTATACGGCTACGGGCGAAGCGTCTGGTGGTAACTATGTAGCGGGTGGAAACCTTCTGACCATAGCGCAAGCCCCCACGATTGGTAGCCAGACGGGTGCGGCTACAGCGTATATATCGTTTAGCAACACATCATGGACAGGTGCAATAACTGCACGGGGTGCGTTGATATACAAAGCAGGGGCTAACGGTGCAGTTTGTGTTCTAGATTTTGGCGCAGATAAGACCTCTACAGCCACATTCACCGTACAATTCCCAGCAGTCACTAATACGTCAGCAATCATAAGGATTTCATAATGTTAGTAACAACTACTAAAGGCGACATGGACGATTCTTTGCTTGAGAAGCGAGAAGGAACCGTGGACAACGACAACGAACTTACCACATGGGTGGAGTACTGGCTAGAGGGTGAACTTGTTCATCGTTCTGCACATGTGACCTTGAA